AAAAGGAGACAATATTATGTTAAGAAAAGTTATTAAGTACACCGATTACAATGATAACACAAGAACACAGGAGTTTTTCTTCTATCTTTCAAAGAAAGACATTCAGGAACTTAACGCAAAGTACCAGGAAGATGGTGGATTTGAAGGACGTTTTAACAGGATCGTAAATAAACTTGATCAGAGAAAACTTCTTGAAACTGTTCAGGATCTTATTCTTAAATCTTATGGCGAGAAATCAGAAGATGGTACTAAGTTTATTAAGAATGCTAAAGTAAGAGAAGACTTTGAATATTCTGCAGCATATGAAGCATTGTTTGATGAGCTTACTACTGGTGAAAAGTCTTCTGACAAATTTTCAGATTTCTTAAGGAAAATACTTCCTAACGACGTACAGGCACAGATTGCCAAAGCAGAAGCTGAAGGTACAAATACTATGCCTGAAATTCTTGCTGAGGCTATTAAGGATCAGGAAGCTGATTCTAGGAAGATCGATACTGTTAATTCATGATTACAATAACAGTCGATGCTTTTAGTATGTTTGATGAAAGAACTGAACAATTCATTTCTGTAAATCAAACAACAAAACTTCGTATGGAAAATTCGCTTCATGCAATTGCTGAATGGGAAAAGAAATATAAAAAGCAATGGTTACCAGATAATACAAATAAAAATCCATATGTAAAGAAAAAAGATGAATCACGAACACCTGAAGAAATGTTATATTTTATTAAATGTATGATTTTTAAAGTAAACGATCAACCTGTAATTGATATAGATGACATAGACGATAAATTATTATATGGTTTATCTGAAGAAAATTCTAATAAGATTACAGCATATTTACAAGATTCACAAACTGCTTTAAAATCTATTCCGGAAACTAAAGAAGAAAAGAAAAATAGAGCAGAAGTCAAAATGACTAGTGAACGTGTTTATGCATGGCTAGCTGAACAACAAATACCATGGGAAGCAGAATATTGGAATATTAATCGTTTATTTAATCTTATACAAATTATTAATTATGATAATACTCCAGATGATAAAAAGAAACGAGCTAAACCATATGAAGTTGCACAAGATTATGCTGCATTAAACCAGCAGCGTTTAGAAAAGCTTGGCAAGAAAGGATAATAACTATGATACAGTATGCTAGTAGAGGCAATTGGGATAAAACCAGGAATTGGCTCAACAAAGTCGGAAAAAGTAAACCTAAGATGAGTATATTACGAAGTTATGCTCAGAAAGGTGTAGAGGCCCTGAAGGAGAATACCCCAGTCTCTACTGGCGTTACTGCTGAATCATGGTATTATGACATAATAGAAGAAAGAGACGGAGTATTCAAAATAATATGGTGTAATCAAAATTTATCAGATGAATGGTTTAATGTTGCACTGTATTTACAATTAGGTCATGGTACTGCAGATGGTACATGGGTTGAAGGAATTGATTATATCAATCCTGCGTTAGCTCCGATTTTCAATGATATGGCCGAAAAAGTATGGGAAGAATATACTACCGAATAATATAATATTTTCTTGAAAGGAGGAAACTCAACATGGTTGATATAGATGAAAGAGTCGTCTCTATGAAATTTGACTCAAGTGACTTTGAAAAGAAATCTAAGACGACTTTGAGTACACTAGATCAATTAAATGAAAAAATGTCATTTAAAGATGCTGCTAATTCTAATAATTTGAATGCAGTAGTTGATAATGTACAGAAGATAGCCGATAAAGCTTATACAATCGTCGATAGGATGATTGATAAGATTAAAGATAATATAGCTAACAAATTAGTTAATTTCCTTCAAGAAAATACTATAGGACAATTAGCGGCAGGCTGGAATAAATATGCTGACATGACAACATCTGTTGCAACTCTGAAAGCTCAGGGTTATGCAATGGAACAAATTACAGATCAGCTTGAAAGATTAAATTACTTTACAGATGAAACTTCATTTGAATTTACCAAAATGGTTGGAGAAATTGGTAAATTTACAGCATCTGGTCAAAGTTTGGAAGATGCTACCACAGCAATGATGGGTATCGCAGAGTGGGCAGCACTTTCAGGTAAGAATGCACAAGAAGCTTCAAGAGCAATGTATCAGTTATCACAGGCTCTTGGTGCTGGACAGATGAGATTAATTGACTGGAAATCAATCCAGAATTTAAATATGGACACAAAGGAGTTCCGAGAGAATGCTATTGAAGCAGCTATCGCAGTAGGAACTCTTAGAGATAATTTAGATGGTACTTATACTACATTAGTTGGTAAGAAAGCTGGTTCTTTAACTTTTAATATTAGAGAATTTGCTGACAAGTTAACCGAAGGTGCTTGGTTTACAACTGATGTAATGATGAAAGTTTATTCAAAATATTCTGAAGCAGTAGACGAAATCCATGATATATTCGAAGAAGAATTATTTATGGATGCTAAAGGTGAATCTATTACTATTAGCACGACTGCTGAAGCTGTTAGAGAAGTAAAGAAGAATAATGAATACCTTGTTAGTAAATTTGAAGATACAGAATTAGGACAAGATGAAATTAGTAAACTTTTAGCTAAATGGAAAAAAGTTGAAAAAGTTACTGATGAAGCTGTAGCAGATTACGCTGAAATCAATAATTTAACTAAAGAGCAAGCTCGTTCTGAAATGAATAAAAATTATGCCGAATACTTAAAAGAGTATGCAGAAGTTTTTAAAAATGCAGAAGAAAGTGCTGAAGATACTCTTAGTGAATGGCAGACATATGTAAGTGAATATGGTATTAAAGCATTTAATGCTTCACAGGAAGCTAAGACATTTAAGGAAGCTATTGAGTCTGCAAAAGATGCTGCAAGTACTGTATGGACTACAATTTATACTAATGTATTCGGTAATTATGATGAAGCTAGAAAACTTTGGACAGATTTAGCAAATAATTTATATGAAATATTTGTTGAAAGATTATGGGATTTAAATGGTGTATTTGAGTATTGGCGTAGTGGTGGAGCTAGTGCTTTAGAGGCTACATTAAAAAGTTATGAAAAAGAATTAAAACGTCTGCAAACTAAATCTCCTACTCAAGCTGAAATCGATAGAATGAGATTTCTTCGTGGAGAGATTGATAGATTAAGTTATGAATTAGACAAAGTATTTATAGACGGTAGAGAAACAACTAGAACTGCTGTAAAAGCAGAAATTGCAAGTTTTCAAGAAGAAATAGCTGAAATTACTTCAAAAAAGAAACTTGATACTGCTGATGAAGCAAGAATTAAAGAACTTAAAGACCAAATAAAAAGTTTAAATGAACAAATGGAGCAATCTGTATTTGTTGACGGTAGAACTAGAATGCTTCAAGGTCTTTATGCTTTTGGAGCAGGTTTTAAGTCTTTAATTACGGGTTTTCGTAAAGGATGGGATGAAGTAACTGAAGATAACATTGGTGGTAAAAAGCTTTTATCATTTAGCGAAAAATTAAGAATTGATGGTCTTAGATTTTATTCATTAATGAAAAATTTAGCTGCTACTTCATTCTTTAGAAATATTGCTCAAGGTATTAAAAATTTACTTTCACCAATTACAGGTTTAATTAGAGTTATTGGTTCTGCAATTGGTCAATTTTTACCACAAAGCAAGACGTTCCAAGATTTCTTAACCGATATGTCTACAAGGTTTAGAGAAGTTACTGAAAAGATTAGACCGAGTGAAGAAACTTTACAAAGATTAGCAAGAATATTAAGAGGTATAATTTCAGTATTTAGATTAATTGCTAAAGCAGCACTTGGTATATGGAATAATATTATTAAACCAATATTTGATACTTTATTTGGTGCTGGTAATAGTTTATTTGGAAGTATTCTTGAAATATTAGCAGATATAGGCGATGAATTCTTTAATTGGGAAAAAGGCGTCGATGAAATGGGCGCTCTTGCTACAGTAGGTACAGTATTAAAGTCTGTATTGAAAGGATTATTAGACATTATTGGTGCAATAATCAAAGTAGTTACAACAGCACTTGCTCCTATTATTAGAGTTGTTGCAGGAACAATTAAAGATATTGCTGGAAGAATAAAGAAACTTGTTGGTACAGGTA